TACGCTAGTAAGATTTGTGCAGGTAAAATAAAAGATCCATCGGGTACAAAAAGAAAAGATTGGGGTCCTAAAAAAGCAAATAAAGGCTTACACGCTAAATCAGAAAAAAAATTTAAAAAAGATAAGTTTAATAAACAAGGAATGGAGTATGATTATCCTCTAGGCAAAGAGGGAACTTTTAACTTAGGTAATAAACCAAAAGTAATAGAAGCTTATTCAGGTAAATTCATAAAACATGACTCAGCTGATATAAAATTATCAAATCCAAGTTCAGTTGATTATTATGGTGACTTATTAAAATGAGTGAACGAGGCTCATGTTGGGAAGGTTATGTCCAAAAGGGCATGAAGAAAAAAGGGAATCGTATGGTTCCAAATTGTGTTCCAGCAGGAGGTATGAAAAGAGGAGGACTTAAGAAATGGTTTCAAGAAAAGTGGGTAGACATTGGAGCCCCGAAGAAGGATGGAAAATATCAAGCTTGTGGAAGGAAGTCAGCAAGTGGATCAAAAAGAAAATATCCAAAATGCGTACCACTTGCAAAAGCCACAGCGATGTCAAGTTCGCAAAAGGCGAGTGCTGTCAGCAGAAAAAGAAGTGCAGGTAATACGGGGCCAAAACCTACTAATGTTAAGACATACGCATCAAAGGGTACATTTACTAAACTATATTATGGTGGTATGATAGATTTATAATGGAAGAAGCAACAGAATATAAAAAATACTTAGAAGCTCTTAGAAAGGCTACAGAGTCTGTCAAAGAGGATAAGGAAAAACAAAAACAAAAACCAAAAATACAAAAACTATCTTGTGGTGGTATGGGTATCGCTATCAAGGGAGGAAAATTTGAAGGAGTAAAGTAATGGCACTTAAAGGTAATCAAAAAAAGTTAGACAAAAATAAAAATGGCAGAATCGATGCAGAAGATTTTAAGATGATGAAAAAAATGTCAGGTGGAATGGCAGCAGGCGGTGGTCATAAAAATTATAAAATGACAGGCCAAGTTGGCAAAGCCAAGTATGGCAAAATGATGAAAAAAGCATAGGATGAAATGGCTAGTTCAGGAACTACAAGTTTTAATCCATCAATTGATGAGGTTATCGAAGAAGCTTACGAAAGATGCGGTGTAAGAACTAATTCTGGTAATGATATTAAATCTGCCAGAAGAAGTTTAAATCTTTTATTTTCTGAATGGGGCAACAGAGGAATTAATCTCTGGAAAGTAAAATCAAAAACAGAAACATTAGTAAACGGTCAAGTTACTTACAATGCACCAAGTGATTGTAATGATGTACTTGAAGCTGTCGTAACTGTTTCAGGTGGTAATCAACAAACTTTAACTAAAGTTTCCAGATCAGAATACATAGCAATACCAAATAAGACTGCTACGGGAACTCCTTCTCAATATTATGTTGATAGACAACTAACACCAACTATTAGTTTATATCTGGCTCCTGATACGAGCGCAGTGACTAACATATTCTATTATTATCTTGCAAGAATCGAAGATGTAGGTGCTTATACAAATACAGCTGATATGCCTTTTAGATTTTTTCCATGTATGGTATCTGGATTGGCTTTTTATTTATCACAAAAAATTGCACCTGATAGAATACAAGCATTAAAATTATTATATGAAGATGAATTAAAAAGAGCATTAGAAGAAGATGGACAAAGAACATCTGTTTATATTTCTCCTAATGTTTACTACCCACAAGGATCATAATGGCTTACGCTAAGGGTAAATATTCACAATCAATATCCGATAGATCAGGACAAGCTTTTCCATACAGAGAAATGGTAAAAGAATGGAATGGTTCGTGGGTTCATACATCTGAATTTGAAGCAAAGCATCCTCAATTAGATCCAAAACCTCATACGGCGGATCCTGTTGCACTATGGAATGCTAGACCGCAAAGACCTGCGCCTGTAACAGTTTATTTAGACCCACAATATTGGCCAGGTCAATTTACATCTAATGGTATGCAACCATCTGAAGATCCATTAGAAGAAAATAAAAAGAGACAGGTAGATTCTTCAGTAGGGAGTGTTACAATTAGTATAACATGACGTACGCAGAATTATTACAAAAGGTTAGAGATTATACAGAAGTTGGTAGCTCTGTTTTAAGTGATTCTATTTTACAATCAATGATTAGAGATGCTGAACTTCGTATTTTTAGAGAAGTTGATGCTGATTATACAAGGCAGTATGCGACAGCCAATTTAAACATAAATTCACCATACTTGCTTTTACCGAGTTCTCCAGCAACCTCATCTACGAGATCATCTATTATAGTAAGATCAATGTTAGTGTTTGATTCTACACAATCACCGACGACTAAAGAATATTTAGATAAGAGAGATACAAGTTTTATTTTTGAATTTAATTCAACAGGAGCTACGGGAGTGCCAAAATATTATGCTAATTGGAAAGAAGATACGGTCATTATGGCACCTACCCCTGATGCTCAATATCAAGTCCAATTGAGTTATATATATTCACCAGATGCTCTATCATCTACAAATACAGAAACTTACGTGTCAAAAAATGCTCCTGATCTATTATTTAACGCAGTAATGGTACAAGCTTATGAGTTCTTAAAAGGACCTATGGATATGTACAAAATCTATTCAGACAAGTATAATGTATCTATACAAAGTTTTGCGTTGGAGCAAATGGGCAGAAGACGTAGAGACGAGTATACGGATGGAGTGCCAAGGGTTAAAATTCCTTCACCTTCACCAAATAATTAAAGATTTTAAAAGGAGAAAACAACATGGCAATTACACAAGCAGTAGCCAATTCATTTAAAAAAGAACTTTTAGAAGGAGTTCATGATTTAGAAAATGGCGGCGACGTATTTAAATTAGCATTATACACATCACAAGCAACATTAAGTTCAGCAACTACTTCTTACACAACAGGTAACGAAGTTGCAGCTTCTGGACAGTATGCTGCAAAAGGTGGAACTTTAGCATCACAACAAACTTCATTAGCAACAGGCGGAGTCGCGATTGTAGACTTTGCAGATTTATCTTTCACAGGAGTAACACTTACTGCGAGAGGTGCTTTAATCTATAATTCAACTGAAGCTAACAAAGCAGTTTGTGTTTTAGATTTTGGTGCGGATAAAACTGCAACTTCTGGAACTTTTACAATTCAATTTCCAAACTTTACATCGAGCGCCGCTATATTAAGAATCGCATAATTTAGGAGCCCGATGCTATGGCAGAATTAACTTACACAGTTACCGTAGCGTCGGGTAACCTTTATGGCGGAGGTACAGGCAACGTCTTTTATTTAGACGGTGCTAGAAACTCTACAGGTCCTGGAACTATAAGTTGGGTTCAAGGCGCAACTTTAAGATTTGAACAGAGCGATAGTTCAAATGATTTTCACCCATTAATTTTTTCTACAAACACAAACACCTCTGGAATTATTTCTTCAGGTGTGACTTACTATTTAGATGGTGCAAGCAATCAGTCTAATTACACCAACACAACAACTTTTAATGCAGCCACAACAAGATACGTTGAAATAACTCCTTCGTCAGAAACAGATTTTTATTATCTATGTTATGTGCATGGTATTGGTATGGGTGGTATTTTTGATGTTACTCAAGATACTTGGGGAGCACAAGCGTGGAGTGTAAATTCTTGGGGTAATCAAGATGAGGCTTTTGTCTCTCCAACTGCTGTAACTTTAGCTACTTCATTAGGTTCTGTAGCTGCATTTCCTAACAAAGGATTTGGTGGTTTATCTTATGGAAATGGTAATTGGGGAGATCTTCCGAATACACAAGCAAATGTTTCTGGTTTTGGATTACAATTATCTTTAAACCCACCTGTAGCATTTCCTGAACAAGGATGGGGTGGTAAACAGTGGGGTGCAAATCTTTGGGGTGACTTAAGTAACAACTCAGTTATTGCTACAGGAAATCCATTAACAATATCAATTGGTACAGAAACAGTAGAAGGTGAAATTAATCAAGGTTGGGGTAGATTAACTTGGGGAGCTAACATTTGGAATGGTTATGGACAAGTAATACCTTCTTCAAATTCATTAAGTGCTTCAGTAAATTCAGTTACTATCAACGGAGAAATAAATTCTGGTTGGGGTGGTGAAGCATGGGGTGAAAACGCTTGGGGTATTTTTGGTGATGTTCGTGCAACTGGAAATCAATTAACTATTTCAACAGAATCAAATCAAGATGCATGGGGAGCAGGTACATGGTCTGATTATAATACAAGATGGGGTGGAACAGGATCAGTTGATATTGGAGTTTTCCAAGAAGTTTCAGTTACAGGACAATCTTTAACACTGACAGGAGCAGGTGTCACTACAGAAATCGCAGTAGAGGTTTTC